TGTTGCATCTTGACCAAAAACACCACAACCATAAGCTCCTAAAATAAGAGTACTCACATTATTATCTTTCGCCATATCAAGCACAAACTTAATTCGACTTCTCAACACTTTAGTATTCTCTTCGTCAGACACATTCTGATATTTCTGAGCAGCCGACTTATTTGGAGCAGCACAAGTAATAACATTACACTCTACATGGCTATTCTCTCTAAAGAACCAAACACCAGGAGAAAATAATCCTCTGTTCAAATATAAAGCCTTATTCTTGTGTCGATTATTCCAATCATAAAACTCTAATACAAACTGACTCAACACATTGTATAAGAATGATTCATGGCATAAGCACTCTTCCTGTGCTTTACTACCATTTAGAAACATCCCACCTGGATTTTTATATGAAGAAAAATTAAGAACTGCTGTACTTGGATTGCCGTATTTCATTACAGCACCTACACTATCAATATTCTCTACAATAATCTTGGTATCTTTATCTTCGATACCTTCTTCAAAATCCCTATTAAATGAATCTGTATCATAAATCTTTGTTGCAGAAATAGCAGTCTGAATACAACGACCATATTTATTCTGTATCTCTTTTGTATGTTTGCGAGCAGAAACTGCTCGCTGTTCTTTATTCTGCCAATATTCTTTTATATATGTCATTTACTTATCATTCCTTCCTATATACAACCTTAATAGTTCATTGTTTCTATTAATAAAATAATTTACTTCTTCAGTTAGTTCTTTATTCTCTTTTTCAAGTGCAGTTATTCTATTTCTCAATATATCTTCTGTTAAAAACTTCTGAATCCCAATCTGCTTATAATCAGACGAAATAGTTTTAACAGAATAATTGCTAATGTAATCTGGTGTCCCATCAAGATATGTAATAGTTGGTTCAAAAAATCCACGCTTCTTACACTCATCACAATGACAAATGGATGAAATATATCCAATTTTACCATCACTATTTTCTACAAAATCGCCTTCATGGAATTGAATATCTGTTATATTATTCTTTTTGGGAACAATTGGTTCTCTGAATACAAGTTTTAAATATCCTTCACCTACATTTCTTTCACTAACAAACTTATACCCAAGGTCTTCGTATTTTTTAATTGTATCTTTCGCTTCACATATTTTTACCCCAACTATCATTTACTTATTCTCCTTATTAAGCCAATCACAATATTTCTGACAAGCCTCTTTACTTCTAAATGCAATTTTTTCTCCATATCTTTTACCATTGTGGTATGCAATTACATCATCATTAAAATCATCAAAAATATTTTCTATTCTGAATTCACCGTAATAATCATACGCTTCTGCATAATCCTTGTTTGGTTTGTAGTTTTTAGTAAAATAGACTTTCTTTTTATCACTGTATCTTGGCTTATACGCCTTATGGAACTTAATCTCTTTATTCAATGAAATAACTGGCTCATAACTATATATTGGTCGAGAACAGTCACACTCCTTGGTTACAGTTTCACCATTTGGATATATTGCAACAAGTTTTCTTTCCTCGTTACATAAATTACATTTTGGTTTCTCATGAGGGACATGTTCTGCATACCACACTTCTGAGTCTTTTAAAAGTTTCTCAAAAACTTCTTCCATTGTTTTATTGTAAAAATCGTTTTCTACCTCTCGTTTGTAATTGTCGATTTTGTACTGTAAATCATTTTCTCTACGAGACAGATCGCAATTTTTATCATTGTACTCTTTAACTTTCTGTCTTAATTCTGCATTTTCTTTTGTTAATCTGTTAATTTCAGAGTTTACATCTTCACGTAAAATCTCTCTGAACTTTTCTTTCATTTCATCAAAAAACATTTCGCCTTCACTTGGCTCATAAAAATCATCGTATTCTGAATACATATTCTCTCCTTTCGCCACAAGAAATCGAACTTTCTTGTTACTGTAATCTCCTAATCGTTTCACAAGCGACCAATATTTCAAGTTCATCATCACAATAAATACATCCATCAATTGCTCCAAATTGATTAAGAATATCCCAATCGAAGTATCCATGATAATCACACATTGCAACAGAATAGTTCTTATTCGACTTAAATTCTTTTATGTGTTCTCCGTTTGGCTTATATGTATCAACACCATTATTTTCTACAATAGAAGCAACCCATCCATTCGGAAATACAATGCTTCTTTCTCGTGTCTGACGATGCTCTCCATAATCATTTACTACTTCTTTTAATCCATATTTTTCTGAATATTTTTTTAACATTTCCATCTGTAAAACTCCTAATTTTCCAAAGAAAGAGAATTTACTCTCCTACTAAAATCCATAATCTTCTTTTCTTACTAACTTTCAAGTTATCTATATTTTCGTATTATATTTTTCTTGTTCTCTCATTAATTTAATACAAAGCTCAACCAATGTTCTTTTGAATATGCATGTAGTTGTTCTCTTAATTCCTGAATTTGTAAATTTTCATTCATTTTATTTATTCTCCTTTAAAATTCTGTATCTCCATTACACATTTTTATTTTTCTCAATCTCCTTTCTCAATTTCACTAATATTTGTGCTTTATTGTTTTTTTCATAGCCCTGTAACAACATTCTCTCTTATTACAACTTTTACTTGTGCACATTGTAATATCAAGCATTATTTACGTTCTCCTTCTTCTTGTTTTCTGTAAATTTTAAGAAATTATCCAAATCTCTCTTCATATATTTGTAATTAACAATTTGCGAAGGGGCAAATTCCCTTTTGTTTCTTTGATATCTCTCCAACCATTCCGCAAATTCTTCATCTTTGTCTAAGCGATAAGCGTATGCGGTTAATGCAATAAGTGCTGCTGTACAATTCTGATATAAAGTAGAATCAATTCGAACATAAGCATCAACAAACTCTTGATACTCTTCGATATCTTCTATCTCTATATCATCACCGACAGTTGTTTTAACAAAATCTAATACATCAGGACTACCTGTATTCTGTTCCAACATATCTTCATTTGCCACTTTATTATTCTCTGTTTTAATTAAAACATTTTCATTTTTATTTTCTACCTCAGAAGATTCTTCGTCCGTTTCAGAATGAGATTCTTCCTTATTGCATATAGTTTCGTTCTTATCTTCTGTTGCATCTGTTATATGTAAATATTCCTTCATAAGCTGTTCAATCATATCTAACTTAGCATTAACAACCTTCTTATCCTTAGTTCCCTTATTACCATCATAAGTATCAAAACTTTCGTTTTCATATTCTGCAAAAGTCTTACTATGTAATGTTCTCTGAAATTCTTCAAGAAAATCAGTAAATCTTATGTCTTCAATTCCAAACTCAGTGAATTTGTGAAAAGCTGCAAACCATATGAATGAATTTTTCGCATTAAATAACTGCCCTACTGTATCCTGGTCAATTATTTTATATAACCTATTAAGTTCGCTCTCAAATGTATCAAATTCTTCTTTAGTAGCATTGTCATTAAGATATATACTCATCTGTTTTGCTTTTTTCCAATTATCAAGATGAAACATTGTCATAATAGACTCACATACAACTCTATTGAAAACTTCCTTTGTGTCTTCTTTCGGATTGTAATTTCCGCAATCTTTAAAAAAACGATTATTTGTAAGATTCTTAATTTCAGGTGCTATCTTCCAAGCAGCTAAAATATTTTTCTGATTTACATTCATGCTTGTCTGTCTGTTATATCTTGCAATATGGTAAGCAATCTCCTCATCCGTACAATCAAGATGTTTAACTATATCAACAGCATAACTATCGAATTTTTCCTTTAATTCATCTGGTAAATCTTTGTACTTTTTACCTCTAAGATCATATTTGATAACTCCAACTTTTCCATTCTCATCAACTCCCTGATAGTACATAATTGGCATTTCAAGACTCTTCTTAATTTCAAAAGCATTATTCTTAAATGATTCAAGAACAGTTAATCTCTGCAATCCATCAATAAGCAGTGTCTCGCCCTTATATACTGCAGTACATATTTCTTGAATAGGAAATCCCTTCATTAAGGAGCTGATAAATTCCCCCTTCTGCAAATCCTTCCATTGGTTATTTCCACGCTGTATCGCAACATCTGTAGAAATCCCCCCTGCTTTAA